GACCAAGGCAGAAGTGCTGATTGCCAGGGCACGGCAGGAGATCTACACCCTCGGTACGATGCCGGCCGGTGTGCTGATGCTGACCGGCGCCGTCGACGTCCAGGCCAACCGCTTGGAAATGATGGTGATGGGTTTTGGTGTTGGCATGGAGCGCTGGGTGGTGGATCACCAGGTCATCTGGGGCGATCCAGCCGATGAGCGCACCTGGTCTGTGCTGGACGAAAAACTCAAGGCTCGCTACCGGCATCCTTGCGGCGTCGGCTTGGGCATCCTTGCCGTCGGCGTCGACTCCGGCGGTCACCACACCGATGAGGTCTATCAGTTCTGCCGCGTTCGCCGCTGGCGCAACGTCTTCGCCATCAAGGGCGCGAGTAAGCCGGGTAGGCCTGTCATCGCACAGCGCCCGTCACTGGTCGACGTGACCTGGAAAGGCCAGACCGAACGTAACGGTGCCGAGCTGTGGTTCGTCGGTACCGACACGGCCAAGGACTGGATCTACAACCGCGACCCGGTCCCGGATGGGCCAGGTGCGCTGCACTTTGCCAATGACCTGCCGGACGAGTTCTTCGCCCAGTGCGTTGCCGAACGCAAAGTCGTGCGTTACGTGCGCGGTCACAAGCGTATCGAGTGGGTGAAGGGCAAGGCTGAGCGCAACGAGGCTCTCGACCTGATGGTGTATTGCCTCGCGATGGCCCATTACCTCGGCATCAATCGTTACCAGGAGCACGACTGGGATCGAGTGCGTCAGGCGCTGGCGCAGTCCGGGTTGTTCGACGATGCGCCGGCCAAGCCGGTTCAGGCCGAGCTAGTTGAACAAACCCAAACAGCCGAAAAAGCGCCGCCGGCTGCTGTCCGGCAAGCCCAGTTGGCACCGCCAACAGCCCCGACACCGACTGCACCAGTCGCACCCGCGCGACCTGCAGCATCGCCATCACACCGCCGCAGCTCAACCAGCGGTTATCTGAAGAGACGCTGATATGTCCTTTACCCAACAGCACCTCGACGTGATCGAGAAGGCCATTGCGCGCGGTGAAAAAACCGTTCGCTTTGGCGACCGCACCGTCGAGTACCGCACCATCAACGAGCTTCTGCAGGCGCGCGACGAAATTCGCACCTCGCTGCTCAACGCTGCCGGGACGCGTTCACGCGTGGTCCGGCTTTACCACGGAGGCAAGGGACTGTAATGGCTCGTTATCCGACGCTGACCCGTAACGGATTCTTGCTGCCGTCAAACATCAAGGCCAGTTACGAAGGCGCCGGGGAGGGCCGCCGTTCCGCTGGTTGGGATGCGCCCGACAATGGCTTGAACACCATCAACACTCCGGCGCTGCGCAATCTGCGCTCTCGTTCGCGGGCCGCAGTGCGCAATGACCCGTATGCCTTCAACGTCATCGAAAAGCGCGTCAGTAACCTGATCGGCACCGGTATCAACCCCCGGCCGAAGACGGACGACGACGCGCTGCGCAAGCGACTGCAGGAACTGTGGGAGGACTGGGTCGATGAATCGGACGCCGATGACCTCACCGACTTCTACGGCCAACAGGCACTTGCCGCGCGGACGGTGGAAACCTCCGGCGAGTGCTTCATTCGTCTGCGGCCACGCAGCCTGGACGACGGTCATGCGGTGCCGTTGCAACTCCAGTTGCTCGCACCGGAGTTCGTGCCGCACGACAAATTTGAAACCACCCGCGATGGCAACGTGATCCGTGCCGGCATCGAGTTCAACCCGGTTGGCAAGCGCGTGGCGTACTGGATGTACCGCTCGCACCCGGGCGATCCCTCGGCATTGAATGTCGGCTATAACCAGCTGGTGCGGGTGCCCGCCACCCAGGTGCTGCATATCTTCGAGCCACTGGAGCCTGGGCAGTTGCGGGGCGTGCCGCGTTTGTCGCCGGTGCTCAAGCGCCTGCGCAGCCTCGACAACTATGACGATGCTGTGCTGTTTCGCCAGGAGGTTGCGAACCTGTTCGCGGGTTTTATCACCCGCCCGCCGCCGGACTCCGGTCCCATGCCGCGCGATCCGGTCACCGGTCAGCCACTGGTGACCGACCGCGACGGCTTCACGCCAATGGTCGCGCTTGAGCCGGGCACCATGCAGGAACTCGGGCCGGGCGAGGAGGTGGAATTCTCCAAACCACCGGACGCCGGCAACAACTACCCGGACTTCATGCGGCAGCAACTGATGGCCGCTGCTGCCGGTACCGGCACACCCTACGAGATCCTCACCGGCGACATGCGCGAGATCAACGACCGCGCGTTGCGCGTTGTGCTCAACGAGTTTCGCCGTCGGCTGGAGCAGCTGCAGTTCAGCGTTTACGTGCATCAGCTGTGTCGCCCGGTCCGTGCCGCTTGGATGGACATGGCGGTGCTGTCCGGTGCGCTGGAGCTGGAGGATTACGCCCAACGTCGACGCGAATATCTGCGCACCCGCTGGGTACCGCAGGGCTGGGCATACATTCAGCCAGTGCAGGACGTGCAGGCCCGCACGATGGAAGTGAAAGCCGGTTTCGCCTCGCGCAGCGAGATGGTGCTGCGCACCGGCTACGACGCCGAAACGGTCGATGCGGAAAACGCCGCTGACCTCTCCCGGGCCTTTCGCCTGGGCCTCAACTACAACACCCTCGACGTCATCGAGTCGCTCGACGACAAGGAGCAATCATGAGCAAACAGGCGCGACCGCGCATTTACAACAAGGCCGGCGAGCGCGTGCAGGTCTCTGACAAGAGCTGGTACGCCATGCAGGCCAACGGTGAAGCCGAACAACGCACCATCGAAGTGTTCGTCTACGGCGAGATCGGTACCTGGGGCATTACCGCCAATCAGTTTGTCCAGGATTTGCGCGCCATGGACGACGGCGTGTCGCCGGTGATCGCTGCCTTCAACAGTGTCGGCGGTGATCTGTTCGACGGTCTGGCGATGCACAACGCATTGTCGCGGTTGGGCGACCGTTGCACCGGCCGGGTCGATGCACTGGCCGCGAGCGCAGCCAGCGTTGCAGTGTGCGGAGCGCACCGGGTGGTGATCGCGTCCAACGCCATGTTGATGATTCACAACCCGTGGACCTACGCCGCCGGCGATGCCGAAAGCTTCCGCAAAGTCGCCGACGTGTTGGACCAGACCATGGAGGCCATCATTGCGGCTTACAAGGCCAAGGCCCCTGACATCGACGAGCCCGAGCTGCGCCGCCTGGTGGCGGCCGAGACCTGGTTAACGGCAAACGAAGCGGTGGCCTTGGGGCTGGCCGATGAGATCGGTGACGGCGTCAAGGTCAAAGCGTGTTTGGGCCAGGGCGCCGTGCTGCAGCGTTTCCAGCATGCCCCGGCCGCGCTGCTGGCCCAACTGGATGAACCGGCCGATCCGGAACCCGAACCCACACCGGAGCCGGCGCCGCCGATACCTGATGACCCACCGGCGCCGGCGTCCAATGCCGCACAACTCGCGGTACTGATCAGCCAGCGTTGCACGGCGGCGGGTATCAGCAACCTGATCGAGCCGCTGCTCGCTGTCAGCAAGCTGGAAAGTGAAGCGGTGGTGCAGGCGGCGCTGACCCAGGCCAAAGCCATCAACGACTTGTGCGTTGCGGCGCGATTGCCGGAATTCACTGCCGAGTATGTTTCGGCCGGCCTGGATACCTCGGCGGTGCGTGCCCGGCTCTTCGACAAACTAGTCGGCAGCGGCAAAGGCTTCGAGATCGACAACAGCCTGCCGCTGGCCGATGACCCTCCGCCGAAAGTGCAGGCTAAGCAGATCGACCAGCCCTCGATCTGGTCCGCACGCCAAGCGGCGCAGACCGGCAAACGAACCTCACTTACTGGAGCTACTGCATGAACATTCAACGTGAACCGATGCACGCCGGGGAATTCCTCCTGTCCGAGGGCGCAGGCACCATTTCTCGCGAAGCAATCAACGTCGCCGCCGGCCCGGCGCTGGAGCCTGGACAGATCCTTGGCCTGGTCACCGCCACCGGCGAATTCGCCCCGTACAACCCGACCGCCGAAGACGGCAGCGAGAACGCGCAGGCGATTCTCTTCGGCCCGTTGAGCACGTCCGACATTGTCCGTCGCGGCCGCGCCGTGGTGCGTCTGGCCGAGGTCAGCGAAGCACACCTGACCGGTCTGGATCTGGCCGCTGAGAAAGCGCTGGCTGCCCATAACGTGATCGTCCGTTAACGCGATCAACTTCGAATTTTCAGCCCGCCCTGTGCGGGTTTTTTGTTTTCTGGAGACTGCTTCATGGCTGACATTCAAATCTTCAACGACGAGGCATTCTCGGTGTCCTCGTTGACCGCCGCCATCAACGAACAGGAATACGTACCCGGGCGCATTGGCAGTCTGGGTCTGTTTCAGGAGGAGGGCATCACCACCCTCACGGTGCAGATCGAGAAAGACGGCGACACCCTCGCCCTGGTACCGGCCGGTGAGCGCGGCACCTCCGGTCTGGTGGTGTCGGGCAGCAAGCGCAACCTGATCCCTTTCAACACCGTGCACCTGCCTGAGCGCTTCACGATCAAGGCTGACGAGATCCAGGGTATTCGCGCTTTTGGTACTCGCTCCGAGCTGCAGTCGGTGCAGGACGTGGTCAACAAACGACTGGCCAAGGCGCGCCGTCAGTTGGACGTTACTCACGAGTTTCAGCGACTGGGTGCGCTCAACGGCAAGATTTACGACGCCGACGGCAAAACGGTATTGCTCGACCTTTATGACCGTTTCGGCGTGAAACGAAAAAGTTTGTCCATGGGCTTTGGTGGTTCTGACGAAGACTTTCGTATCAAGTGTGGTGATGCACTGGATTTGCAGGAAGACGCTTTGGGGAGTGTTACCCGTAGTGGGTCGCGCGCGTTCTGTGGCAAGAACTTCTGGAACGCCATGCTGAAACTCAAGGAGGTGAAAGACACCTACCTCAATACGCAGCAAGCGGCCTCGTTGCGCGGAGACGCGCGTGAAAGTTTCGATTACGGCGGCATCACCTGGGAGCGGTACCGCGGCAAGATCGCCGGTGTCACTTTCGTGCACGACGACAAAGCGCTGCTGATTCCCGAAGGTGTGCCGGACCTGTATATCTCGGTGTTTGCGCCGGCCGACTACATGGAAACGGTCAATACCGAAGGCGTGCCTTACTACAGCAAGATCGAACCCTTGCCGTTCAACAAGGGCATGGCCGGTGAAGCGCAGTCCAACCCACTGCACATGTGCACCCGGCCGCTGGCGCAGATCCTGTTGGAGATGTAGTCATGGGCATTCGCGAGCTGATGGCCGATGTCGACGACATCGTCTTTGAAACCTTGGGCGACACTGCGCGGATCGAAGGGCGTAGTGAACCGGTACTCGGCATGTTCTCGGCGCCCTGGTTGCAACCGCGGATCGGGCGGATGAACACCGCCATTCGTGAGCCGCGCTTCGAGGTCCGTGTCGCTGACGCCGATGGCTTGAGCAAAGGGCTGCGGGTAAGCGTTGACGTACCGAGTCTGGACGGTGGTGGAGACTACGACCTGCTGCAGCTCGAGCCGACCGGTGACGGCCTGGTCGCCTTGATTCTGAGGAAACGACCATGAGCGTCGGCAGCTACTTCAAGCCGTCGGCCGGCGGCGGGATGATTTCGCTGCAGACCTCGGCAGCCGACCTGAAAGCCTTTCAGGATTTCGCCGCCTTGGTGCCCAAGGCCGCTGCTGCTGCACAGCGGCGAGCCATCAACAAAACATTGCGGTGGCTCGCCTCGCAAATTGCTCGCGCCGTTGGCCGACAGGAGCGCATTGCGGTTGCTGCTGTGCGGCAGCGGCTGCGAGCTTACCCGGTCAGCGGTGGAGCGAACAGCGGCAAACTGTGGTTCGGCCTCAACGCCATGGAGGCCAGCCGCATCGGCCGGCCCCGGCAGACCCGGTCCGGTGTGTCGGTGGCGGGGCGCCGCTTTCAGGGGGCGTTCTTCAAGAAGGTCTACGGCAACAGCGCGGACGTCTGGATCCGCACGGCCAGCAAGCATTTCGACGCCAGTGACTACCCCGACAGCGAGGTCAGCGGGGCGGGCGGGGCGAGTTCGGGCTGGATCGCCGAACACGGCAGCCGCTTTCCGCTGGCGAAAGCCAAGGTGTCGCTGGAGCAGGCGCGACCACACTTCGAAAGCTGGATCCGCAAGGCCGACGAACAGCTGCTGCATGTCCTGCAGCAGGAACTCAATTTCGAAGTGCAGAAGCACTTGAAGGGGAAATGACGTGACGGATGAAGTCGACGAGCCGTTCAGTCTTGAGCAGCTTTATCAAGCCATCGAGCGACGTATTCAGGATCATTTCCCGGGTCTGCAGGCCGTGGCCATGTGGCCGAATGACTTGGATCGTCTGCCGTTGCCGGCGGTGCTGATCGAACTGGCCGAGATGGAGCCGGGCCTGGATCCTGGAACGGGCGAAACCAGCTTGGCCTGCAAGTTCGAGGCGCGGGTGATCACCGATCCCATCCAGCCGGATCATCATCAGCAAGCTGTGTTTCTGGCCGGCCACCTCGCCGCGCTGCTGCGCATGCAGAGCTGGGGCGTGGCGGTCGAGCCGGCCGAATTCGTGCAGTCCATGCCGGACTGGACCAAGCCCGAGCTGGACAGTTACACCGTCTGGGTCGTGGAGTGGACGCAGCAGATCTACATCGGTGACGCCGAATGGCCATGGCCAGACCAGCCCCCGGGTACCTTGCTGCTGAACATCGAACCGGGCGACGGTCCGTTCCGTCCGGGGGACGTGCCATGAGTGCCGGTTATGTCGCGGCGCAGCACGACCGCATGCTCGCCGGCCTGGTCAAGGATTGCTATGTGGTGGCCGTGGATCTCGCCGCATCACCACCGGTGTGCCGCGTTTCGGACGGCGAGTGGGTCAGCGGCTGGGTGCGCTGGCACAGCGTCGCTGCCGGCAAGGCGCGTCACTGGCGAGCGCCGAGCCTGAACGAGCAGGGCACTCTGATCAGTGCCAGCGGGGATGTGGCGCAGGGCACATTCATTCCCGGCCTGTACGGCAACGGTGGCCCACCACCGGACAACCGCGACCATGTCGAAGTCTGGCATTTCGAGGATGGCGGGCGCTTGGTCTACGACTGGCAGGCCAAGAGCTACAGCATCACCCTGCCCACCGGCACGGTCGCCATCAAGGTCGGGGCAACCCTAGCCGAGGTGACCGACAATGCCGTCACCGTGAAGTCGGGAACGATCGATCTCGAAGGGAAAGTGAACATCAAGGGCCTGGTCAATATCGACGGGCCGCTGCACGCCACGCAGAACATCACCAGCGACGATGCGATCCTGGACACCACCGGTAACAGCAATCACCACAAGCACTGACGAATCTTTTCAATCCGGCCCGCCCAGTGCGGGCTTTTTCATGCCTGGAGCAATCATGGCCAAACCTCAAGACGATTCAATGACGCAGGATTCTGCTGCTGTTGTGCAGCCGATCTCGGCCGCCTCATTGATCACTTTTCGCGACACCCTCTACACCTCCCGCACGGTAGTTTTGCCGGACGGTCGCACATTGGCTGTGGCACGCGGCGTGGTGACTGTCGAAGCCGCCGATGAGGTGGCCTTCAAATGTCTCAAGGTCCACTCTGAATTCGAGCAGCTCAAGGAGTAATCCCGATGATCGGAATGGATCGCCACACCGGGCAGCCCATCTCCGGTATCGAGCATCTACGTCAGTCGGTCGCGGACATTCTCGGCACACCGCTGCTGAGCCGCCGCGAGCGACCGGAGTACGGCAGCAAGCTGCGGCGCATGGTCGACCTGCCCATCAACGAAGGTTGGAAAAGCGCGGCGCAGGCTGAGGCCGTGCGAGCGCTGAACCGTTGGGAGCCGCGACTCAAGCTTGAGCGCATCGTGGTGGTCTCCGTCCTCGGCGGGCAAATCAATTTCAAGATCAGCGGCGAATACCTCGGTGAGCGCGGCACGTTGGAGGTGTGGGTATGAGTACCCTGGTGGATCTGTCGGAGCTGCCGGCGCCTGACGTGCTGGAACCGCTGGACTTCGAAGACACGTACAGCGAAGCGCTGGACGTGTTTCGTGGGCACATGGGCCAGAACTGGACGGCCTCGGTGGAAAGTGATCCGGTGACCAAGCTGCT